GTTTGATCAACATTTGAATTATGTCCAAAACTTTTTCGGTTGTAAACCGTATCGTTTTATTTACGTTTATAGTTAGGATTCCGATATAAAGGATTCCTATCTAGAAAACGGTGAATCAAGCCATACGTATTCCGAAGTCTTAACTTCCTCTTTGAAAGGTATATCTCCGATACACCATCATTGAGTGGGTTAGGATAAGAAAGAATGTCTTTTATATCTTTAAGAGGTCCTTCAGCAAAGCTGTCGGCTTCTTCATCGATATAATTGGCATTTATCCTTCTTACAATTTCTAAGAGTTCCTTTTTATGAAGAACTCTATAGGCCTTGTAAAGAGGGGACTTTCTATGTTTTGTCGACTCGACAAAACCAGAAGGGTTGAATTGTGGATCTAATTCCATAACCTTCTGGTTTGTTCTCTGATTAGCCTCTTCCAGTAGGAAGCGGTCTAGGTCTGTCAGTAATCTTTTTTTGATTCCTGGCAGATCCGTCCTCCATGGTATCCTTATCCCCGAAAGGGGAGGGATCCGTGGGAGCACTGGAAAGTGTTCCAAAGCAGGACAGGTCAGAAGAACATGAGCATCATAATCATCTTTAAACTTACTGTTGTGAAACAGTTGTTCTAGGATGGTTCGGTACTCAGAGTCGGAAAAACCACCAGGATCTGAATGGTGGAGTTTCTCGGAAAACACTCTAATAAATTCTAGGAAACCAACTAAGGTTCCCGTAGATTTTACTAGAATGTCCGGAGGAATAGGTGAAATTTCACCGCCATCGATGAATAATCGTTTGGCGATTTCACCAAGGTTATTCTCTTTGGTACTTAGAACGGATTTTTCTTTTGAAAATTCCATTCCAAGGTCATTGAGAACCTTCTCGTATTTCTCCGTGCCACGCTTACTAGCAAGTGCCATGTCATCACCAATTACTGCGTAAAACATTTCAGTTTTACTATAATTGATAATGGCATGATTCGTTATTGCCATGGCAGCCCATGAGGATAACATCCCCATAGGTTGACCTACAGCATAACGAAGTTGCCCTCCCGGATAGTGGAATTCTCGATCCACTAAAAGGGTCTTCCAGAGTGTACTTAGATTTTCAGGAAGGAGTTCTTCCAGGACTCTTTTCTGTAAATCTACTGGCATTCTATCTGTTGCGGCTTTTAGGTCGTAACAATTTAGAGCACCTGTTTTGGTAAATTTTCTTACTCTCTTAGCAATAAGATTGTGAGAAAAGGTACCATCACATGGAAACCTCTTCAAGGCTTTCATAAGGAAGTCATGAATTGGTTTCAGTACGGTCTGGGTCCAGATGTCTGGAATACAAATTACGCGAGTCTTCCCACCCCCTTCTTGAAGGAAGTGGAGTCGACCCGTCATATTTGAATACTTTTCATCTGGATTCCTTTCGGAAAGAGACTCGGCAATCAAAGATTCCCATTGTGAATAGGCTCTATCGGTAAATACCAATTTAGCCATTTCTCTTTGGGTTTCAATGAGACCTGAGTCGTTGCAAGCAATTGCATCCAATATACTAGTATAGCCAATTGCATTCGGCCCTTGGGCTGACGCTTTTGGTGTTACAAATATTGGATTGTGGGCCGATTTTAATTCGAACATATTGATTTTCCTTCTTTTAAGGAAGTCCTTAAAATGGAGACCAATATCTTCGATTAAATCGACGTATCGACTAGTATGAACCCTAGGATTCACTTGAGTTATGGTGGAAACATCATAACTGACCGGGGCTTTTAACGTTTTATAAATATTACAAACCGTTAAAAATCCTTGTCTGAATCTAAGGCTATCCATAAGCTGAGACAATGGCCTCTTAACTCCCTTGATCAGGAAGCTAGGAAAACCTTGCCTCATCTTCGTCCAGAATAAATTCTGG